TCAAGTTATTTCTATGCGGAACGATGCGAGCCAAGGACGCGAACATTCGCCAAGCCTTGATCGACAAAGTCGGGCCGCAGGGAACAAAGGCCAAGCCGGGGCCAACATACGGCATAAAGTCCCACTCGTGGGCGGCACTCGCTGTGGCCGTATTCGCAGCACAACAAAAAGGAAAATAGAAAATGAAAATAACAAAAGGAAAGCAACAGCGCGCCCAGCGCGTAGTTCTTTACGGCGTGGAGAGCGTAGGAAAAAGCACATTCGCGGCGCAGTTCCCCAAGCCGCTATTCTTGGACGTAGAAAATGGTAGTAACAGCATTAACGTGCTAAGATGGGAGCTTGAAACAAAGCCAGACAGAAAAATAGAATTATGGAACGAACTCAAGGCGGCAATTATAGCCACAAAAGACGAACCACAAAAAACAATAGTAATCGATTCTGCTGACCGAGTTGAGAACATTATTAGGGAAGCGATTTGCGAACAATATAAAAAGACTTCCATTGAAGACTTTGGATATGGCAAGGGCGAAGTGATCGTTGCTGAGTGGTTAAGCCGACTGCTATCAAGTCTTGATGAATTAATTTATTGCGGGAAAAATGTTGTCATCATTGCTCACTCGCACGTTAAGCCTACACAGCCACCAGATATGATGGCTTCGTATGATAGATACGAGCTTCGTATGAGCAAAAAATGTTCTCCACTTGTAAAAGAATGGGCTGACGAGCTTTGGTTTTTAAGATTCAAAACTAAAGTTGTTTCAACTGACAGCGGAAAAGGAAAGGGCATCGGCGGCAAGGAACGCATCCTTTTAACAACGCACTCAGCATCCTACGATGCGAAGACGCGATCTGGACTCGCAGAAGAACTCCCGCTGGAATGGGCATCGGTCGCGCATTTGTTTGAGACAACGGCGCAAGCCGTAGTCGCACCAACTGCAACACCACCAGAAAGCTGGGCAGGACGACTTGCAGAGCACGAGGGCGCGGTGAATCAGTTCTTGATCGCTCGCGGAGTATTAACAAGCGAACAGACTTGGCGCGACTGCGCTCCAGAATACCTGCACCGAGTTGCACTTCGCGTCGATCAGTTTGTTAACACGGCGGTCGAATGGAGAAAGGCGAATCAATGAAATCACCAAGATACACAATACTTGAGTTCATGCTGTTAGCTCAAATGTTTCCAAAGAAAAAAGCTATCTTAATTGATAGGGAATTGTATTTGGAGCACAAAATTCAATATGCAGATGAATGGCTTATTCACAAGTCATTTAATTTAGAGACACATAACAGGATATTAAAAGCTATAAAATTAGCTAAACAACTTAAAATCAAATTTAAGTTAGGAACTCAACACATTACTCTAGATTCAGTAAAACAAGCAAACCCAAAACGAATCAAAGTTCAAATTGCATATCATCGCGAGCGAATCCGGTATTGGAATAAATTGGCAAAACTTAGAAAATCAAAAGTATGAGCAAAGAGATATCACCATCATCCCTGCCCAAGCTCGCCGAATGCGCTCTCTTCGAGGGCGCAAACGGCACGAGTTCCGCAGCGGAGCGCGGAACGGCGGTAGACGTTGCGATCCGAAACCTTATCTCGGCACAGGATGACGTAGCAATAGTTGGCGAAGACGCCGGTGCAATCGCCTACGGAGTCGAGGAACTGACGCGCCTTGCAAAGGGTTCGTTCGTCGAGACTCGCGAAGAGTATCTGGCAATGGCAGTTCCTGGGCTTAGCAAGCTCGGCACGGCAGACGCAGTCTGCAAGGCCGAGAAGTGGGTCGCGGATATAAAGACGGGGCAGGTGCGGAATTACCGCGAGCAACTCGCGGCCTACGCATTGGCCTGTATGGAAGACAATTTCGACACGAGTTGGACGGCGCACGTCATCTATGTCGATCAAAAAATGATTCGCAGCTATGATTTTAGCTACGAGGAGGCCAAACAGATCACGCAGCGCACAATTGACCGCGCAACAAGCGCGGAAGCCAAACCGACGCCTTCGGAATATTGTAGCTGGTGCAAACACTACAACAACTGCAACGCCATTGTGCGGCAGGCTGAGAGTGCTATCGCGCTCATCCCAGACGTAACCGGCAATAGCATCGATGCGATCCGCCAACGCATCCTTGCAACAGCGGAGAGTATGGGAGCGTTTGCCAAGGAGTGGAAGCTCGCAGAAAAGGAGATCGCCGAACCGGTGCTCGGTCATCTCAAGACGAGACTCGAAAACGGAGACGAAGTGCCTGGATGGAAGCTCACCAGCATGAGCGGAAGGAAATTCGTGGAAACAGAAGCAATAGCCAAAGCAAGCCAAAACATCACCAAAGAGACATTAATACTCGCGATGGGCGGTAAGATGTCAGAAAAGAGTTATATCGAGTTTTGCGCCAACAACGGCGTGGAGCCAGATACAACGGCGATCAAGGCCGGAGCGCCGACAACACAACTCCGCCAAACAAAAATAAAATAGAAAAACAAAAATATGCCAACATACAAAGCAAGTGAACCAAAACAAGCGGCCATCTACTTCGTAGAGCCGGGAACCTACGAAGTCGAGATCGTCAAGGCCGTTGAGAAGACGAGCCAAGCCGGCAACCCAACGATCAAGCTGGATGTCGCCGTCATTCTTGAAGGCGGCATCGAGGGGCCTAAGATGTGGGAACACTTAACCTTCACTCCCAAGGCGGCGTGGAAAGTTGACCAAGTGCTGTCCAGCATCGGTCGCGCCGTAGTGCCAGGCGAAGACGTAACCGTCGAAGCCGAAGACTTGATCGGCGAGAAAGGCGTCTGTGTCATCGGAGTTGAACCAGGTCAGACCAATCCAGATCACCAGTTTAATTGCGTAGAACGCTGGTTGTTCGGTGATGAAAAAGCCAAGTGGCTTGGCAACCGGCGCAAGCCAGCGGCCAAAACCGACAAGCATATTGTCGCCAAAAGTAACGGCTATGTTGCACAACCCGCTGACGAAACAGACGACATTCCGTTCTAATAAATGAACGGATCTCTCACTCTCCGGTTGGTCATTTGCATGAACGATTGCCCGATAGGGTTGCGCCTAGAAAGGGGCGACCCACTCCCAGTATATCAGCATACATACGACGACTCGCCGGAGGGGAGAGCATTGGCAGAACAACACCTAGAAAGAATCTCAGACTATGTTCGAAGGCATAACAAAGATGTTAAATCTCGCAAGACTAGTTAAAGAGCAGATGGCTGATCTTGAATTACTGGTAGACTTATTAAACAAACGGATCGAATACTTAGATAACGAAAACGATGAACTGCGAAAAGACAACCGACGACTCCGCCAATTCCTATCCGGCCAAGATGAATAAACAAGAATGGCGTGGCTATCCGCTCAGGTGTTGGCCGAACCATCAAGACGATTGCTACCGGTGGGATTGGGAAATCCTTATCGACGGCACTTGGCTTGAGGTCGTTACTCAGTCCACGAGATGGATGGAGGACGAGGCCGAGGAGACGTTGCAGCGTTATTTGACAAGGCTGAAATCTTAGACTAAATTAACAAACAATCCTGCCAAGGATCACAGGCTATCATGCCATGAACAGACTAGCTACCAAGCAACAAAAAGCACTCCTCTATGTTTTGCAGGATGGAGTTTGCCCGGTGTGTCACCGAGCAATGGACAGTTGGGAAGCTCATCACTTGATCCCGTGGTTTAAGGGCGGGGAAACATCAACCCAAAACCTAAAACTACTATGTCCACCCTGCCACAAGCACCTACATTCCACCCCCGCAAAGGTCAGCAAGACCTAATTAAATATCTGCCGCAAATTCAACGCGGCGACACCTTATCCGTTCAATGGCCGACTGGCTACGGCAAGAGCATTGGCTTTGCCCTTGTTTGGAAGCATTGCCACGAAACCCAGATTGCAAACCGTATGCTGATGATCGTTGCTAACGATACTCAGCGCCAACAAATCGTGAATGATTTTGCAGGGGATTGCGCTTTAGTTGGTGCGCCTTGCCTTGGGGGAATCTGGTCATTTGAGAGGAGCGCCGGAGACCTTCGGATGGCGCGACTAGGAGAGGTTCAAGTTTTTGTCTGCACCGTCCAGCAACTCGAGGCCAGCATGAGCCGTGGAGGATTGAACACCCTCAAAGATTTGCTCCAAGTGCCGGGAACAAAGTGGTTCGTCGGGTTCGATGAATTCCACCACTACGGGGAAGCGATGGCGTGGGGCGATGCGGCCAAGCTGGCAATCGAACACGCAGAGTTTTCTTTGGCAATGAGCGCCACACCTTCGTGC